CTCGACTGCACCGTCGAGGCTTTCCTTCAGCAGGTTGGCGTACTTGACTGTGCCGCCCACTTCGGACGTTGCCCGCTTCCACCCGTCCGCGAGGCTGTCAACGGCGTCTGCGGCATCGCCGGTCGTGACGCCCACTCTAAGGAGGATGCCTTGAAGGGCGGCGATTTCGGCCTTGGCCCTCGTGATCTTGGATGTCTCGAACGCTTGCTCGACTGTGCCGCCGAAATTCTCCATCGCCTTCAGTTTCCGCATCTCGTCCTGCATTGTGCGCAGGTCGGCGGCTGATTTCTTGACATCACCGAGGGGCTGGAACGTGCCCCTGTCCATCCCCTTTGCCGACTTAGCGAGGTCATCCGACGAAACGAATCCACCCTTTACGATGAGCGCGAATTTCTGTGCGGCTTCGTTTCGTCGCTCCAGCACCCGAATCTGCGCTTCAAATCGGTCTGTCTCCGCTTCGATCATTGCATCGACACGGTTTGTCGAAAGACCGAGCGACACCCGTCGCTCTCGCCGGGCGATTAGATCTTTGACTCTGCTGGCGGCGTCGGCTACCCTCCCCTGCTGCTCGCCGATGCCAAAGCGAGACAGAATCGTCGCCGGAATGCTGTCGGTGGCGCGCTGCGCCCGCTCGGCAGCCCCAAAGGCATCGAACTGCCTCGGAGACGCAAACTTCAGGGTGTCTCCGCGAGACAGGCGAGACACCATGCCGGTCGCCTCTTGCAGCCGCTTCATGGAGGCTGTGATGAGGTCGACCTTTTGGGCAACTGCCGCAAACTCTGCCTCCGATGCCGAGCCTGTCTCGTTGATCGTCGTTGCGAGCCGCTCTGTTGCCGCCTGAGCGGAAATCATCGCAGGCAAGAAGTTTGCCTGCACCGACGCCGGCAACTTTTCAAGCGACCTTGCAGCCTCCGCCAACGGCTGATTGATCTGCTTCGTGACGGAGTATAGTTGCTCCATCCGCGCAATGGCCGCGCCTAGGTCTTTTGCGTCAAAGCCCTTGTAGTTCAGAAAGCCGGCCTTGACCGCTTCCAGCGACCGGCTGAGTTTCTGGGCGTCGGTGTAGATACTGCGGAGCGAACTTGACGCCCCAGAGGACGCCTTGCCGATCAGATTCGTGACCGACTGACTCCATGCCTGCACGTCCTTGCCGGACTGCGACATTTTTGAGCGGAAGTCCGACGTATTCGCCGAGACGATCGCCGAGATTTTGCCGAGGTAACTCATCCCTGTGGCCTCTGCAACTTCATCAGTTCACTGATCATCTCGGCCTGCGACTGACCCGGCTTGACGACGCTCGGGATGAACGCCTTCTCGTCGGGGATGTCATGCCGCTTGTAGTTGCCGCTGGCGCACATGATGATCCGGCACATCCTGGCCGTCTGTTGCCACGAGTCTGGCAACGGCCACCGCTGGTCGTATGCCCACCACTCGGCGATCTCTTCGCTGTCTATCTCATTCAGCAGTTGCCTGACGGTCTTCCCTAAGCAGAGGGCAAGGCGGAAGAGGAATCGCCGCTCGGGGCGGCGGGCGAACCTTCCCCCAACGCATCCACTGCCTCCTTAGTGAAGGCATTGATCGTCCACGCCTGCTCGAAGACGCGGTTCAGGACGACGGAGTTGCGATCTCCAAGGACGTCAATGTCGGCGTCGGTCAGGATGCGGGTGCCGGACTCATCGCAGAGCGCGAGGATCAAGAACCGGATGCGGAAGTTCTTCATCCGCTGCTCGGCGGCCAGAGCCTCCTCGAATGCCTCGCGATCCTTGCCGGAGAGGACGCGCACGTACCATGTCCCGCCCCACTCGGGCACCTCGATCGGCTGCACCTTAGTGTCGTTGGCCCCCATCAAACGCTTGCGAAAATCAACCGGCATTCGATCGTCTCCTATTACCCTAAATAGTCCGTAAACCGAAACTTGAGCGTGCCACGCACGAGGTCGCCCACTGCGGCCTGCGTTGACGCGGACTCAAGGATTGCGTTGCGTGTGACTGAATGGCCGGGCGATGCGAACTGCAAAACGCCGGCCTTCCTCACGATCGTCTGCGGATCGACCACGGTCCCGGCACCTCCCGCGTGGATGTAATCCACCGAGGCGGAGCCTCCGGTCCATTCGCCGGTCGCGACCACGGCGATGGCCTCGACGTGCGCGGTGTCCCACGCCGTCATGTCGACGCACACCGCCTGCGGGCTCTCCACAGACAGTCCGGTGACATACGCCGTAAGCGGCGCGCCGCCGACGGGCGTAAAAGTGAACGTGCCGCCGTGGGCGGTGACGCCAGCCATTACGCGCCACCTCCGGCAGGATTACGCCACCTTGAAGGTGACCTGGCCCTTGATGAGGTCGCCGACGCTGCCGCTGATGCTGGACGACTGAACGGTCGCGTTGCCGCTGAAACCAAGCGGCCCGGCGATCGACAGAGCACCCGAAGTACCGGCAGTGACGAGAGATGCCGACGCCGTGTAGATGACGTCGCACGACACCTCGCGGTTCGTGGCGAAGCCGCCGACCCACTCCCGGCGACCGGCTGGCGCGATTCCGAGGTGGCTGCCATCGATCAAGTCCTGCGAGTCGTTGACGCTGACGCTGGTGACGATGAGCCCAGTGCCGCCGAACGTGAACGTAAGTCCCTGTGCCGAAATGCCAGCCATCGAAACGCCTCCTTGCGCCGGTGTGTCTTACTCGGTAGCCTCCTGCCACCGAATCTGGTACGCCTGCCTGACCTCGTATGCGGGGGGGAGTTGGGCTCCCACGACGGTTGGATCAAGAAAGTCGTCGACTTCCGAAATCAGCCGTATATCACTGATTGTAACGCCCGCGAGGGTGCCAGTGTGACCATCCAAGGCAAGTCGAACTTCGTCGGCCAACTCCCTCGCCGTGTCGTAGTTCAGCCCCCACGAGGCCACCTGGAGTGTTACGACCGGCTGGAACATCGGGCCGGACAGGTGAGATTCGCGTGTGATGTTTGCCCGCTTGTAGATGACAAACGGGAAGATAGCCGATTTCGGCACGGCGATGGCGTAGACCTGAAACCCGACGTGACGGGCGACGCCGGGAGTCGTGATGAGCCGCTGAAAAACGTGCTTTTCGGGCGAAATAATCACCGCTCAAGCCCCTTGAGGGTGTTTCGGATGGCATTCTGGAGGGTGTTAAACACGGTCATCTGCTCTTGATCGATCGTGTTTTTCATCGCCTCCGACTTTGGCATGGCCGGATATGTCTCATTCGGGCCGAGGTAATACGGCCGCGTGCCGCCGCCGGGCCTCTTGACGAACGCCCCCGCCCCGTTCTCGCGGCCGGGCACGTTGATGCTGCCCATGAGGAAGTAATAACCCTTCCCCATGCGCGAGAACTGCTCGTCATTGGCCGACGAGTGCCGGTGCATCCGGCCGTTGATCGCTTGGTGGACGTTTATGTACGTGCGCCGCCCTTGCGAGCCCGGCCGCCGCGGCCCCGTCCCGAACTCGTAGAGCCAAGCGTGGTTGCCGCTGGCTTGCCGCTCGGTAGACCCCGTGGAGCCGGTCTGCGCCGGGCCGGTGATCGCGATGACACCGCCGTCCTGCGGATACGACTTCGTCTTCGTCCGGACGCTGCGCTTCAGGTTGCCTGTGACCGAGTGGATGCGGCTTCTGTAGCCCCGCTCGATGACCTTGGCGGCCTCCTTGACGCACCGCTCCAGCGCGTTCGTGTCCCCCGCGATGGCGGCCAGTTTCTGGAGTTTCATCGCCATGTCCCGCACGCCAGCCGTCTGGATGGTGACGAACGAGTTGGCGACCTGCTTGCCGGTGTACCCGCCTATGATGCGGGCGGCACCCAAGCCTTGTGTGATGTCCCAATTCGCCATTAGGTCACCTCCCTCGCCATGATCTCGTGAATCGTGCGAGTTTCCCGCTCCATGAGGCTCGACACCTCCATCGTCCGACCTCGCCAGATGAGCCGATGCTGGTGCGTCAGGCCGGGGAAGAACCGGATGCGGATGACGTGGGTGACGATCGCGTTGGCCTGCTGGGCCTGAAGCACTTCCCGGCTCGAAAGACCGCGGACGCTCGCCCAGACCTCGCCCGCGTCGACCCATTCGGTCGTCGCTTCACCGAACGGCGACTGCTCGGTGACGGGAGCCTGGATGGTCACCCGCTC